CATCTGCTATTTTAGCCGTAGTAATAGCATCATCTGCTATTTTAGCAGTGGTAACTGCATTAGTTGCGATTGAAGCATTGACAACAGAATTGCCAGTTAATTTAGCAGCAGTGACAGCATTGTTGGCTATTTTGGAAGTTGTAATTGTACCATCTGAAAGTGAAGTTGAAAGTGAAACATCACCTGACCCATTAAAGGAAACAGCAGATGCTGTTACATCACCTGTGAGTGCAAAATTTCTAGCGGTAGATAATACACCTGCGGAAGATACTGTGCCAGTTACATTTCCAATAAAAGTTCCTGCAACAAAAGTCTCATTCCCAACTGTCCATCTACTAGCACTCTCATCCCAAAATAACGTCTTGTTAGTTTGATTTCCTCTCTCTATTTCTATACCAGCATCTTCTGAAGGAGTCCCAGTTTCATCTGAGTTAAGAGTAATTATACTATCTCCTATGTTAACAGTAGTTGAGTTAACTGTGGTTGTACTTCCTGAAATTGTTAGATTCCCACCAATAGTTAAATTGCCAACACTAATGTTATCATTCGTATCACCAAGACTAAAAGTTCCTAAATTTGCATTATGTAGAGCAGCCCTAACATTCGTCGTGTCTGTTACGTCTGCACTGGCTTCTACACCTAACATAGTTAACAAATTAGTTGGGGTAATTTCTTCAACAATTCCTGCTCCTGAAGAGTCTCTACCAAGTATCCTGTTTGTAGCAGAGACATTCTGTATCTTGGCGTATGTTATTGCATCATTAGCGATATCAGTAGTAGCAATAGTACCGTTATTTATTTTATCAGAAGTAATAGCCCCGTCCGATATCATATCCGTAGCAACTTGAACCTCTCCAATCAATCCAGCACTAGTCGCTCCTAATACTCTATTACCTGTTGAGAGATTTTGAATCTTTGAATACGTAACACTATCGTCTGCTAATTTAGTAGTGGTTACATTAGCATTAAGAATATTAGTAGTAAGAACTGCATTATCTGCTAATTTAGCAGCAGTAATAGCATCATTTGATATTGCACTAGTGCCAATGTTAGTTACTTGACTAGTTAATGCTAATGTACCAGTCGAAGAAGGAAGTGTTAGTGTATATGCAGTAGAACTAGGAATATGTGTTAATGTGCCTCCCTTGTTTATTCTCAACCTTTCTACATTATTATCTATTGCAGAAAATTCTCTATCTGTTTGAGTATATCCTACATATTGATGTAATCTAGAAGTTGAGTTATTTGCTTCAGCAGAATCTATTTTTACAACAATAACTGGAATATCACCAGTTGCTAATTCTGCAACAGTTGACGTAGATGCATTTGCTTTTCCTGTTACTGCACCAAATCTCCACGCTAAGGAGTTATCAGATGCCACAACAATAACACCATACCAATCTACACTATTAGCAGAAATTTGGGCTGTTGTAGTTGATAAAAGACCACCAGTAACAGAAATAACTTTACCATTCCTAAGTACTATACCTGCTGCAACTTGAAAGGCAGTTCGACCACTAGATGTAGTCTGTGTTAAATTAAACCCACTTATTGCTCGATTTTCACCAGTAGCAGCATGTAAAGCCTTGATAATACCTGAGTGTATATTGTCTGTACCATCTACTAATTGTACACCCGTTGGGTTACTACTAAGTGTTGAAATTATACCCGGATTTGAACTCATTCTCTACCCACCTCTATTCTAATTGTAAACGCAACAGTATCGCTTGCCCCGACAACACCAGTAGACGTGAAGGTAACTCGGCTCAATAAAGTGCCGTTTCCATTTGTTGTTCCAGTAGCAAAAACACCAAGTTCTGCCACACCGGAAGCAGGTATTTCACTTCCTGTAAAACTAACATTATATGTCAATGTTGTACCAGTAACAGTAGGAGTTATTCCTGTTTTTTGTGCTATCCAATTATTTAGTCCTGTATGTGAAGCAGACGTACTATCTCGACCATCACCAATTGCTATCACTGTATATTCCGATGCAAGTAAAGTTGCAATTGCATTTAATCCTTCATTTACTACTGTCATTTTTAATCCTCACTACTATACGAACTTATTACTACTGTCCCTGTTTCAAACCCTACTTCTTCTGTAAAACCAAATACGTCGTCGAAACCTAAATTAGATGTCTCCCCCGTACCAGTTATCGTGTACTCTACTAAGGTAGTCTTTAACGATATAGAATCTTGTAGATAAATGCCCCCTCCAACTATTTCGCTATTTACTGAATATGTTGTAGCATTAGATGTTCTAAGTTGGGTATTTATTTCAGACAAACGTTCAGCAATAGTTTTGTTAAATGTACCTACTGTCATAGTTAAAATAGGTGAAAGTACGTTTTCAATCTCAAATATCATGTAGTCATTTGGCTTAATGTTTTGTCTAGGAAAGTCTAAATAAACTACATCTCCTGCTTCTAAGGTTTCTAATCCTTCTCTTAAAATACGTAAAGTTATCATTTCAGCATCCGATTGATGTAATTGTAAAACTTCTCCAGCCTTAATTTTAGCATCAGAAATATTTCTAATAGTTGGGTCAACAACAGTTATTTGTTTAGGAACATCTTCTATTCTTACTCCACTATTTGCAGTTGCTTGTATTCTATCTCCAATAACAGTAACAATATCTGCTTTCGCAAACATAGAAGTAGACTTTTCTATACTTATTATTTTATGGCTTTTATAAGAAATCGTCTGTTTTCGCAATAGGCTTGTATCATTAACGTTTCTAAATATTACTTTTTTACCTTTAATTGTAAAATCTAACCCTTTTTTAGATGCTAATGAATTCAAAGCATCAAACGCAGGAACTTGGGTAAAATTATTTGTGGCAATGAAAGTTTTTTTATCTCGTTTTATTAGTTCGTCATTTACTGAAGGAACATACCACAAATCGATATCAGTATCATCGTGGACGTTTTCAATAGTTATTGTAGTCCCTGATACTCCTGAAACCTTCCCTATCGGATGTCCTTCATGTGTATAGAGTATATCGCCGTCTAAGATATTTTGAACTGTTGCTTTACAAGTAATCACATTATTAGATACTGAACTAACAATGTTCCCAGTAAATTCTGATTGACTTTGAATAATATTAGTTTCTAAGTTTGAATTTTTAATTACCCTCTCCATTTCTATTTCTATCTCATCTCCAACAATAATACTAGAACCTATATGACACTTAGTTATATTACTCAATAAAGGCTTCCTAGCCAAATCAAGATTTACAGTTTCACCAAAAGAAACTAACCCATCACCATTTAGTACTCCGTCATAAATTAATCTTAACTCCCCTCTACGTATTCCTAATAGTGAACTTGGGCTTCCATAACTAACCATCATATTCTTTTGTTCAGAGTTATTACCATCAGTAACATAACATTCGAAAGTGTCACCATCATTATATGGTAGTCTATTAAATGCCTGAACATAATTTTCGGAAATAACCATTTGATGTGTTTCATTATTAGTATTAGGAGCAGAATCAGTGTTAACTAAAACATACATACTAAACACTCCTTCTTGCATATAGTCAGTAATACCTGCAAGTCTTTGTAGTTCATTTTCTCCTGTCATAAAATGTGAGGTTTTGGTCGAATAATCTAATCCAGTATCAAATAACCTATTGATTATTATTTCGTTGGGTGTATCTCTAAATGTTGTTTCTGCAAATCTCATTAATCTAAATCTAGGACTACTGTAAGTTGTAGGGGCTTTGTCTAATACAATAGTATGTACAAAGGCTAAGTCATCATTTGTCGTTTGATTACTAGTGTGCGAAAGTATTTTAGCGATAAAAGTTGTATTTATAGTATTATAAGAACTAAGATTAGTTGCGTCATTTGGGGTAACATCATTTACTCCTAATGAGGTCACTGATTTAGAATGTATACTAGATTCTGAAACTAAATAATATCCTGTTAAATCCGGAACAAAATTTAACCATGTGTGAGCAGAATCAGCGTCATTTATATCAACTGTTATCGTTACAGTCGTACCATTTGTAATATTAGCATCTGTCATATTCAATACTGGTTTAACCAACATCTGTGCTTTGTATAATCCACCCCCATCATTTTCAGATGGTTCAGTATGATATAAATGTCTAGTAGTACTAAGTTTACTTCCTTCTTTAGATTCTAAGAAATAACGAGTACCGCCGTCTGCAAAAGTTTGGTTATTGGGATTTGTCTGCCCACTTCTAGTGTGTGAGCCTGAAATAGCATACCCTATACTACTAGTAGCAGAATTTCTCCAAACCATTGTGTTTACTGTATGCTGGTCACGCCTTCCTGCCGTAAGTCCACTATCAGCATAATCAACGTATGCTGCATGTTCTTGACGACTACCAAGTATAGCACTTGTTTGTTGTATATTCGAAACATCCGGTCCTACACTACTGAGTTGTCTAATGTTTCTAAATACCGCAATACAGTTTTCATATAGATGAGAATATTCATCTAATCCGAATTTATCTATATGAGTTAAAGAAGCAGTACTATGTCTGTTTTGTAGCAAAGCAGCGATAACTCTAGAACTATGTCTATACGCATGGTTGTTTAACAGAGAATTCCACTCATCATCAGGGTGAAAGGGACTTTGATTAAAATCTTCCATATCAGGAGTACTAGTGACGTTTTCCCCTGCTTGGAATACAAATGGAATGAACATATTGGGTGGATTAAAATTTTCTGAGTCTCCATTTTCTAGTAAAGCATATTTAAATTTATCATCTTCAGAAACATAATTAGGTCTAATTAAAAATACACTAGACAGGTCTTTTCTTAAATCAGTAGAATTGATTGGGTCTTGAAACCCGTTAGTAAACGTCTTTAGTCTATGAGATAAGTCAGTATATTCATGTACCACATATACATTTTTAGCACCACTACTCCACTCCGAGGTAGTGTAATTAACGTGAAAATATTTTGAACTAGTTATGGTACTTCCACTACTGTAAGTAAACGCACTCTTCACCATCAACAACATTTTACCAGTACTAGCCTCAAATATACAGTCTCCTGTATCAAAAGATATACTACCGCTATATCCGGAAAGAGCATGATTTAAACCCCCACTTCGCGTCAATTTTAGTTCATTATAATTTGCTCTTGCTCTACTCATTTGATATCCAACTAAATCATTTTCTATATTTTCAGCAGTTTGTAACTTATCAGAATCTACTGGATTAAAGTGCCAATCAAACGTAGCCTCTACTAATCTAGCAATTCCGAATCTTTTTATTTCATTAGTAGTCTTATTAGCAGACTTAATTGACATTCGTTCATAATTACTATCTTTAGTCTCAGACATACTACTACTTCCTATATATTCGGAATGAGATGTAATAGTTGATGAAGTCGCACTTTCACTTTCTAACACACAAGATAAGTCATTATAATTTAGTGGTTGACTGCCGATGTTATTATATCGTAATTTAGAATATGGAAACAAATCTCCAGTAGATAACAATTCATAATTTTGTGCTTTACCATCATAATTTAGTATTTTTTTAGCATTATAAACTGTTTTATTAGTAACCACCGCGCCAGCCGTCCCACCACTATGTGCTAATTCAAATGGTGGTACTATGGGTGTTGAAGTTCCGTCCCAAGTTAAGTTTCTCCATGGACTATTAATTGCATTAAGTAAAGTATAATTTTCATCTATGACTAAATTACTACCCAAAAGAGGTTTAGTAGTAGTTGAAACAGTTGCCGATGAAGCATCTCCGTTTCCTTTAATTGGATAAGCAATACTATATCCTTTCAGTAAACTAGGAGTTTTGCCATACATATCATCTCCTTTTCTAGTTAGAGTACCCGCATTGAATTTCTGTAAGTCCCAATATCGGAATGTTTCTCTAGGAGTCCATAGGTCATCTGAACTAATAGAATCTAAATTACCAGTATCTACTTGAGAGTCTATTCTATGAATAAAACCTCCACTATTAAGATTATTATTTATTAAATATAATGAAAAGTTGGACCTAGTATCCAGTGTGTTATTTTCTATTCTACCCATAACTATTGGTACAATAGGAGCAATTTTCAAAGTAGTTTCACCATTATCTTTTTCAATTATTTCAACTACATCAAATCTTTCAGAAGAAAACGACATGAAATTTTTTGCTGTGGTTGATGCTCCTAACTCATTTGATAGTTGTATTGCAAAAGTAGAATCATCAGAACTAACATCACTACTCAATGTGTTAATGCTAATTGGTTTAGCAACATCATACCCCAATGTTTTTCTCT